ACAGAAACACCGGGGACTGCAACACCGGGAACTGGAACACCGGGGACAGAAACACCGGGGACTGCAACACCGGGAACAGAAACACCGGGGACTGCAACACCGGGAACAGGAACACCGGGGACTGGAACAAATCTTCTTTCAATACTGGTTGTTTTAACACAGAAGAATCAACAATCATGTTGTTCAATAAACCATCCGAATGGACATACAGAGATTGGTTAAATTCTGATGCTAGATACCTGCTGATGAATATTCCTAAAGATGTTGTCGAATGGGTATATGAAGAAGATATGACCGATGAAGAAAAGGTAGCATATCCAACTTATAAGACAACAGGCGGTTATCTTAAAATTCTTGATGAATCTGAATGCGCTCAGATTTGGTGGGATGGTCTTTCAGAAGCAGATAGAAATAAAATCAAGTCAATTCCTAATTTTGACATTGAGATTTTCGAACAGTGTACAGGTATCAAGATTGAAAGTGAGGGTAAATAGTATGAATCAGTTTATTGAACTTCTTAAGAAAAAAGGTATTGTTGAGAAATTACAGAGAAGTGTTGACAGATGTGCAGCGTTATGCGGTGGAGATGTCCCACAAGGGGAAATTGATAAGTCAATTAAATTAATCATACAGCTTGAAATTCATCGAGATGAAGAGTTAACAGATGCATTTGTTAATGTTTTTGCAGATTTAGCATTAGAGCAGGTTGTTAAAGAACTCGACATTAAATATAACCCCGAATCAGATGCAGCACAGAACCCTGAGACACCTACAAGTATGTTAGCAATGTTATTTGCCAAATTAATATGTCAGTAGTTTCTTTCATGCCGCATCAGGAAACCGCCCTTACCGCAACCAAAGATAAAAACCATGTCGCATATTATCTTGACATGGGGTTAGGTAAAACCTTCGTAGGGGCTGAAAAGATGTGGCTACTTAACAACAACGTGAATCTGGTAGTCTGTCAGAAATCTAAGATTGACGACTGGATAGAACATTTTGAAATGTATTACCCGGATTATGAAGTGTTCAATCTAACGAAGAAAGAGCAAGGGATACGTTTCCGACAGTTGATAGAGACAAAAGATTTCTATGGAGACAGACAGATTGTAGGGGTTATTAATTACGATTTGGTATTCAGACGCAAGTATATAGCCCATATAACCGACTTTACATTGTTACTTGATGAATCAAGCCTTATTCAAAATGAAAAGGCTAAACGGTCAAAATTCATACTGAAATTACAGCCGGAAAGTGTAGTGCTTTTATCAGGTACACCGACCAGTGGGAAATATGAACGGTTATGGTCGCAGTTGCACTTACTTGGTTGGGATATATCAAAGAAAGCGTTCTACGCTTCATATGTCCAAACTGAGTGGGTAGAACAGGGTACATTTAAACGAGAGGTTATCACAGGGTATAAGAACGTGCAACATTTGAAAAAAAGATTAAAACAATTTGGAGCGGTGTTTATGAAAACAGAAGAAGTTATTGAACTCCCTGAACAAATTGAACAGAAGATTTTCTTAAAGACTACAAGTGAATATAGATTCTTTTTGAAACACAGTTACATAGACCTTGACACGAAAAGTTTAATCCGATTTAAGGATAATTCAGACTTTTTCGGTAAAGATGTGACTCCTCATGTGGAACTCGTTGGGGATAACAGCCTGACAAAAACACTGTACTGTAGACAATTATGCGGTCAGTATCACAAAGAGAAGTTAGATGCATTCAGGGACTTACTTGAATCAACAGAAGACCGCCTGATTGTCTTCTACAATTTCAATGAAGAATTGGAGAGACTATCTAAAATTGTATGGGAACACAATAGACCTATTGCAGTTGTAAACGGGAAACAGAAAGATTTGTTACCATATGAGAACTCATCTGATTCAGTTACATTTGTACAGTATCAGGCTGGTGCAATGGGAGTTAATTTACAAAAAGCAAATAAGATTGTGTACTTCACACTGCCACTTGGAAAAGGGTCTTGCGACCTTTGGGAACAGTCGAAGAAACGTATTCACCGCATCGGTCAGAATAAACCTTGTTTTTATTATTATTTACTCGTTAAGGGTAGTTTTGAAGAAAAGAACCTTGCAGCATTGCAAGAAGGAAAGGAGTTAACAGATGAACTGTTCATGTGATAATACAAGTAAGCTTTGCAGGCATTGTAAATATGTTAGAAAGCACTTTAAGAATTTCGTGATTAAGACACTATTAGTAGTTAATATATTTAGTCTTTTATTCTGGTTGTCGTTTATTGATTACATAATTTCGTGGCAGCCTTACGTAATAATGGCAGTCAATTTTGTAGTGATCTGCTGGATTGCATTAGTAAATAACATCATTTATTGCTAATTGAAAGGGGTGATAAATACGGCACAGGAAAAGAATTTTGAAAACCGATTGAAAAAATACTTAGATGAATACGGCTGCTGGTGGATTAAGTACTGGGCTGGTGCAGCTTATACAAAAATCGGTATTCCTGACTTACTCGTAAGTTCAGATGGTTGCTTTTTAGGTATTGAAGTTAAAGCAGCACATGGTGAACCATCGCTATTACAGCTTAGAAACCTAAAAAAAATCAGGCAATCCGGGGGGTACGGCATCTTGCTTTACCCGAAGGACTTTGAACAGTTCAAAAATTTCAATGAACACAAAACAAAATCTAATGCTTGGTATCTTGCAAACATTGAAGAACAGAAGCAATGGAAAATAAAGTTAGAAGAAAAGGAGAATTAAAATATGACAAGAGAGGAACAGATTAATTATTTCCGTGACTGTATGATGAATACAAAACGTGAAGGAATGGCAGATTTACTTGATTATATGGTAGACCTCGGTTTCCTTGATGCACCTGCATCTGGTGGAAATCATTTACCACAAGATGGTGGTCTGTTAGAGCATACAGTAAATGTTATGGTACTTGCTGAAAAAATCGGTGTAGCCTTACTCGGTGGAGCGGCATATAACAAAATCCATAGCAGTGTAATCATTGCCGCCGGACTGCATGATTTAGGTAAGTGTGGTAGATACGGAAGTCAGTATTACGTTGAAAACATGATTAAAGACGGAAAGCCGACTAAAAAAAATCCAGAGCAGAAATATAAACGCTCAGACGCTAAACCGTTTAAAGTCAACCCGGATTTATGCCACATTGACCATCCGTTACGTTCTGTTGAATTGGCAGCACGTTATATTGACCTGACAGAAGAAGAAGAACACGCAATTTTTTACCATGATGGTGTATACGGTAGCCTTGCGTATGACTTAAAAGGACATGAAGAACCGTTACAGGTGATTGTTCATTTTGCAGATTTTTGGTCAGCACAGTTTCTTGAAGTCGGAAAACTTGACAGATTCAGAGACAGTGGAGTGCCGGAAGAATCAGGTACTGTGAAAGAAGGTGATGAATAATGCAGTATCAGGTATACAAAGAAGATACCGGAGAAATGGTTGCATGGATTGATACAGAGAGCATAGTGCAGATTGTCAAAAATGGGTATGCAATCAAATGGGGCGAAAATTTAAAAGCTGATGAAAGTGAGGATGAAGTCAATGAGTAGTGCAAAGAAACACAAACAGAGAAGTCACAGAAGTTACAGAAACAGTGTTGCAACTGCTGAACATTTTCAGAACAGACAGATTTTGAAGGTGTCACAGCAGAAAGCAATGAAAGAGAAAAGCAATCTTTTCACTAAGTTAATGGACTTATTCAAGAAAGGGGATAAATAATGGCACAGAAAATTTTAATCATGGGTGAAAGCGGTACAGGTAAATCAACATCATTGAGAAATTGTGACCCGGCAACAACAGCGGTTATCAATCCGGTAGGTAAACCGTTACCGTTCAAGAACCACTTTGAAATGCTTAATGATGAGACAGATGCAAGAAAAATTGTAAAGTACATGAAAGAACAGGTTACCGCAGGCAAGAAATTAATCATTGTGGATGATTTCCAGTACATTCTGGCAGTCCCTTATATGAACCGTATCAAGGAAACAGGATGGGAAAAGTATAATGATTTCGGTGCAAATTACTTTGAAATCATTAATTGCTGCAAAGACTTACCTGACGATGTGGTAGTTGCTTACCTGACACATCTCGAAACACTTGACAATGGACTGACTACAGTCAAGTTAATCGGTAAGTTATTGCGTGAGAAAATTACGATTGAGGGGTTGTTTACAGTTGTTCTGAGAACAGGTGTCAACGAATCAAAATATTATTTTTACACACAGAACAGTGGAAAAGATACCGTTAAGTCCCCACTTGGAATGTTCCCAGCCTATGCTATTGATAATGACCTGAACTATGTAGTTGATAAAATCCGTAATTACTATGAATTAGGCGATTACAAATCAGATACAGAAATGACACAGGCTGATGAAGAAGTAGCGACTGATTTAGAGAAACCAGATGCAAAAGGTAGAAGAAGCAGAAGTAAAAAAGCGGATGCTGAAAAAAAGGAAAAAACAAAAAGGACACGTAAATCACGCTCCGAAGTTATTCAGGAGAACGAACAGAAGGTTGAAAAGTATCTTGATGATGTAGACGAAGCAGTCGATAAAGTGTCAGACGGTGCGGATGAAGTACCTTATGAAACAGCTGTTGAAGCGGCTGAGACTGTATCTGAACCAAATTTACAGAAACCACCTAGACGAACACGTAAGGAAAGAAAAGTAGAAGAATCAGAAGTTCTGGCAGAAGATACTTATTTTTACATTGCAGCAAATGATAATTTTGTTATGAAACATAAAGGTGATGTTGCGCCGGAAGGTGGAAAAGTTATCACTAAAGAAGAATTCGGTGAAGGTGTTAAGCGAATCGCACAGGAAAATAACCCAACTCCAGCAACAGAAAGTGAACCTTTAGACGGTCAAATGACACCATCTGAGGAAAGAACTAGAAGACGTAGAAGGGTGAGAGCATAATGAATCGGTTAAATTTTTTATACGCAAGTATGACGATATTTTTCGGACTTGGCGCAATGACGGAATCAAGTAAAAACAGTAAAAACAGCACAGTTATTTGTATTGTTGCGATGATTTTACTTGTAGTTATAAATTTATTTTAAGAAAGATGAGGTAAAAAAATTATGGCAGTTGATTTTAGTGCATTTGATGAAAAGGTTAATCTTAATGAATTACAGGAAGAGGTAAAAAACGCACCTGATTCACAGTATGAAGATGTTCCTGACGGAAGTTATGACGTAGGTTTTGACAAAATGGAGATTAAGCCGACTAAAGCAGGTGATAAGCTGATGTTTGCAGTACAGTGCAACATCCTTGACGGGGAACACAAAGGAAGAAAGATTTTCTTTAATCGTGTGATTGCAGGCAATACATCCGCTAAGTGGACTGACGCAATGGCTATTAAGTCAGTATGCACATGGGTTGATAAGTTAGAGACCGAAACAGTGCCGGAGTTCATCAATTATTCAGATTTTGCAGAATGTATTCTTGATATTTTTCAGGAGATTCAGGGAAAAGTTGGTGCAGCTATTACATATAAAGCAGGTGACTTTAACCCTATTACGATTGAAGAAGCTTTCGATATGTAGTTAAAAGACAGGCGGTGAGGTGGGACTTTCCCCTCACCGTTTTTGTAGTAGGTGATTAAATGATATTCTACGATTTTGAGGTTTTTCATCAAGACTGGTTAGCGGTATTCATTGATGTAGCGAATCGAAAAGAACATGTGATAATTAATAACCCTGATGAATTAAAAGCCTTATATGAAGCCAATAGAAAGAACATATGGGTAGGATTTAATAACAGGCATTACGACCAATATATCATGAAGGGTATTCTGCTTGGGATGAACCCGAAAGCAATCAACGACTGGATTATCGTAGAAAATAAGGAAGGTTGGGCTTATTCAAGAGCATTCAACAAGATACCTATGATTAACTATGATGTGATGCCAAGTAATGATGAAAGTATGAAAACCGTAGGTTTGAAAACAATGGAAGGTTTCATGGGTTCTAACATCAAAGAAACTGAGGTTGATTTCCGAATCAGAAGAAAACTGACACGCAGCGAAATAAAACAGACAGTGAAATATTGTAGACATGACGTAGAACAGACTATCAAGGTATTTCTTGAAAAAGTCAGCGAATTCAATGCAATACACGGTATCATTCAGGCGTTCCCGAATGAAACGAATCTGTATGACATCGGAGACAGTGAAGCACGTATTACTGCAAAGGTTCTCGGATGTGAAAAGAAAAAGTTTAATGATGAATTTGACTTCTATTTTCTCCCTTGTCTCAGGCTGAAAAAGTACAAATATGTACAAGAGTGGTTTGCAGAAAGAAGAAAAGAAGCCCTTAACATGAATTTACAGGATTTCGATAAGTGGGATAAAAAGACTTGGTATAACTCACATAACCTTGAAAGTACAGTCGCAGGTATACCTCATACGTTCGGTTTCGGTGGTCTGCATGGGGCATCTAAAAAGCCGATTCACAGAAAAGGTCAGATTCTTCATGTTGATGTAAATAACTACTATCCATCGTTGTTAATAGCATGGGGACTTGTAACAAGGGCAGCTACAAATAATAATTTCAAGCTGGTATATAACACCAGAAAAGGTATGAAGAAAAAACAGATCGCAGCAGCTAAAGCCGGAAGAAAGGCAGAAGCAAAGCAGTGGAAAAAAGCACAATTGCCTTATAAGAAAATGCTTAATGCCCTATCTGGTGCGATGAAAGACGAGACAAATGCAGCATATGACCCACGTAACAACAACATTATGTGTATTAACGGACAATTAATGTTACTTGATTTAATCGAACATCTGGAAGTTGTACCGGGGTTTGAACTGATTCAATCCAATACCGATGGTCTTATCATCTGGATTCCTGACACAGACGAAGCCTTTAACATGGTAGATGATATTTGTTACGAATGGGAACAGCGTTGTTCTACTGAACAGTGTTCAATATTGCTTGAACTTGATAATATTTCAGAAATCTATCAGAAAGACGTAAATAATTATCTGTGGGTGGGTGTTGATGGTAGTGTTGAAAGAATCGGAACATATTTGAAAGAACTTTCACCGATTGATTACGACTTACCTATTCTCAATAAAGCACTTGTTGATTACATGGTTCACAAGACCCCTGTTGAGCAGACAATAAATAATTGCAATGATTTAATTATGTTTCAAAAGATTGTAAAACTGTCAGGTAAATATGACTGGGTAGAGTATGAGTGTGGTAGCGGTCAGATCATTAAGACAACACGACATCGTAACGGAACGACAACAGACTTGTGGTCTTATCCTGATTTAGAGAAATACAGTTATAAGTCCTATCGTGTGTTTGCTTCAAATCGCACGACTGACGGTAGGTTATTAAAACGTAAAGCAGTCAAACCAAAAGGTGAGAAATTTGGAAATACACCAGACCACTCCTTTATTTACAACGATTCAGTTGTCGGTGTTAATGTACCGCCGGAACTGGATAGACAATGGTATATAGACTTAGCAAAGAAGAGATTGAAGCAGTTTGGAATTGCAGCATAGTGAGGTGAGATAAGATGTCAGATACAATATTTATCAAGTACGAAAATGGAGAAATGCAGATTAATCTGGAAGAATTTTTATGCTATTCGTGTAACAGAAGTATTTCAAAAGTAAGAAAGCTTGTAAAGATAATCAATAACAGCTATACACCAGAGGTTATTGAGGATATGAAAAAGTTCATTGAACAAAGAATGAACACTACAGATACTATTATCGAAACCGCAAGAGAACATTGTTTGGTTTTTAATGATGAAGTCAAGAAATATGAAAAGCGTCTTGATAGTGTAGTTGCACACAGAGCAAACTATAAAAGAAATACAGACGGTTGGAAGTATTACAATAAGCAGGTGAAAGAAGTTCGAGAGAACTTAAGAACAGCGAAAGTAAACATGAGAGCGGCAAAATATCAATTTGATGATACAGTCAGAATGAAAAACTTCTTCATAAAATTATTGTCAGATGTATTTAGTTAATTGAGGTGTAGTGATGTTATATAAAGGTTATATAAAGACGAACGGTAAAAAGGCAATGGAAACCTTTAAAGGTCGTACAAGATTTCATACATACGAAGACGTGAAATCATGTGATAGCTTCGCAGGCGTTCTCAAGGAAGATGTTATCCTTGTAGATATTGACGAATGGGAACAGTCTGAAATCCTCATGAACATTGTAGAAGATTATCAACTTGACTGTAGAGTATATCAGACTACTAGAGGTAGACACTTCCTGTTTAAAAATCATTCTGTCACTCGTAACCGTACTCATGTGCCTCTTGCTATCGGATTAGTTGCAGACATTAAATGCGGCTCAAAATCCTCATATGAAGTCGTTAAGATTCACGGCGAAGAAAGATTCATTGAATGGGACATTGAAGAGGGTGGGGTTTATCAGGAGTTACCTAAGTGGTTATCCCCGGTAAATAACAATATTGATTTCTTAGACATGGAAGCAGGCGATGGAAGAAATCAGGCATTATTTAACTATATACTGACACTCACAGGGAATGGTTTCAATGTAGATGAAACAAGAGAAGCAATCAGGATACTGAATAAATATGTTCTGAAAGAGTCGCTTTCTGATGATGAACTGGAAGTAATCCTCAGAGATGAAGCTTTCCAAAAACCTGTATTTTTCAATGATAAGACATTTCTTTTTGAACGATTTGCAACATGGCTTAGAACAGAGAAAAATGTAGTCAGTATCAGCGGTCAGTTACATATTTACCACGATGGTATCTATCAGGTGGGGTATAAATCTATCGAAAAAGCAATGATTCAAGAAATACCGAATCTCAAAAAGACACAGCGTAGAGAGGTAATTGATTACATGGAATTAATAGCAGAAGAAAAGGAAATGTCAGATGCTAGATATATCGCATTCAAGAACGGTATATTTGATATTGTCACAGGAAATATGCAGCCGTTTTCCTCGGATTTTGTAATCACAAATCAGATACCGTGGGATTATAACCCGGATGCTTATTCTGAAATAGCAGATAAGACACTCAACAAGTTATCCTGTGATGATAAATCAATCAGATCATTGTTGGAGGAATGTATCGGATATTGTTTCTATCGTAGGAATGAACTAGGTAAGTCTTTTGTATTGACAGGTGACAAATCGAACGGTAAGAGTACATATCTGCATATTGTTAAAACAATCTTAGGAGATATGAATACATCCGCTTTAGACCCGGCTGAAATGGCTGACCGATTTAGCACTGCGATGATGTTCGGACGCTTAGCTAATATTGGTGATGATATTTCAGATAACTTCATGCAGGGTCAGCAAGTATCTATGTTCAAAAAAATAGTAACAGGTGACCGTATCAAAGCAGAACGAAAAGGACAAGACCCGTTTGAGTTCAACCCTTATGTAAAACTTTTATTTTCTGCTAATGATATTCCTCGTATGAAAGATAAATCAGGGGCAGTATTAAGACGATTAGTCATTATTCCATTCAATGCACAATTCTCAAAGTATTTACCCAATGGAGTTACGATTGACCCGGAATATGACCCTTATATCAAATATAAACTGATTGAACAAAGTTCAATAGAATATCTGATTCAGTTAGGGATTCAAGGATTGAAGCGTATTCTTGAAAACAACGGTTTTACATCATCTAAGAAAGTAGATGAACAGATAGAAGAATACGAAAGAGAAAATAACCCTATCAAAGCTTTTATTGATGACTGCGGTATTGAAATGATTGAGAATGAACCAACAGGTGATGTGTATAGACGTTATCAAGTATTTTGTGCAGAATGCGGTATGCAGCCAATGTCAAATATCGTATTTAGTAAACAAATTAACAAACGGTTAGGACTTGAAACAGCGGTGTCAAAGATAAACGGTAAATGTATCAGAATTTTTAGAAAGGTGTGAGTAATATGAAAAAAGAAAAATTTAACTGGATTCCATGTAACAGAAAACTTCCGGATGAATCAGACTATTATTTAGCTTGTATCTATGATACAGAGGCAGCGGATTATGATTTCAGAAAAATCTGGTTTGCCCATACTGATGATCATGATATAGAGAAATCAGAGTGGAGAGAGTTATATGAAAATGAAGTGGTGACTGCGTGGATACCTCTTCCAATGCCGTACGAATTAGATCTAAAAGATTACCCGTATTGGAAAAATAAAGTGATGGGGGATTTTATGAAGGGTGATGAGAGATTAGTACCATGAAACATGAACACAGGATTTTAGAAAAGCAGCTTATCTCAGGAAAGATAAGTCCACAGGAATTTAAAGAGCGGATAGATGCAATAAAAGAAGATACTTATGATAGTTTAGCAGAGATGTTATTTAAAGGTGAAGTGACAGAGAGTGAGTTTGTGAAGCGGTATAACACGTTGATTGAAAAAGAATCAGAAAAGCATCGTGAACCGTTTCAACCTCACGAACATATATGAACAGGGGTGGGTAGTATGAATTATAAAAATTGTGAAGGATACGCAGACGTAACAGCCGGAGAAGCAATGTCTACAGTCAGAAAAGAAGAACATGATATTGAAAAATTAAATCATAAACTGATACACACATTCCGATTTTTAGTAGACCTTGCAGGTTTTGAAATCATCGGAAGAGTTACATTAAGACATAAAAAGTCAGGACGGATTTTCAGATGAAAAATTTTGTAATCCAAGTTATTACAGTTGTGGTGGGTGAATGTTAAAAAGTTACACTTAAGTTACACTTGGTTACAGTTAAAGTTACACTTAATATGGCTTATTTATGCGCTGGTTACAGTAGTTACACTTAAAGAGGATTTCTTTTATTTTTTTTATTTTTATAATATATAAATAGTAATAATATAAAAAATATATAAGTATAGGGCGTTTAAGTGTAGCTTGTGTAACCGAATCTTGATATAGCCTTTATTTATGCGGTTTTTAACGGTTACACTTCATTTATGTAAAGTGTAACCAACCGTAACCAACCGTAACCTAAGTGTAACCGACTAGAAAGTGAGGAATTATGAGCGATAAAAAAATAAGCGCAAGGGATTATTTGAAACAGCTTGAAATTTTAGATATACAGATTAATGACGACCTTGCAGAATTACATAACATGAAGTTAAGTGCTTGCAGTACAGGCGGCATTGATTACAGCAGAGATAGAGTACAGGGTAGTACAGTCGGTGATAAGTTATGTAAAGATGTTGTCAGATATACCATGTTTGAAGAGCAGATAAACAAAGAAATTGACGAGTTTTTTGACGCAAAGAACCAGATCATTAGAGAAATCAGAGGTTTACACGATAAAAGATACATTCAAGTGCTTACCAAAATCTATGTGCAGTTTAAGAGTGTGAAGAATGCTGCACAGGAAATGAAACTGTCATATTCGTACACTATTGACCTGCATAAGCAGGCTCTTGAAGCGTTCGAAAAGACTTATGATAATCTGCATTATCTTACATAATAGTACTTAATAGTATTTTATCGTATATTATCATATTATTTCATATTTGACACAAAAGAGCGTATATCTTATGATGTATGTGTAAAATAATTTTTCGCAGATAATTCTATAGATTATCCGCATTTTTAATTTGCTTATTGTCTATGTGCTGTAAGGGATTTTCCTCCGACCTTACAGCACTTTTTGTTTGATAGAAAGGCGGTGTTGTGAGGATGGCAAAGCTAACAGATAAGCAGCGGCGGTTTGTAGATGAATACCTGATTGACCTGAACGCAACACAGGCGGCTATCAGGGCAGGTTATTCAGCTAAGACAGCAGACCAACAAGGTTCAAGGATGTTGGCAAATGTCAAGGTTAAACAGGCAGTTGCGGAAAAACAAGCACAGCGTTCAAAACGTACAGGAGTAAATCAAGACAGGGTTGTACTTGAGCTTGCGAAAGTTGCTTTCGCTAAAATGACAGACATTGTTGACAGTAACGGAAAAATCAAAGAGGATGCATCTCCTGATGATCTAGCCTGCATCGAATCAATCAAATATAAGGAATCAGACAACGAGTATGGGGGTAGTGTTGAAAGAGAGGTCAAGATTGCATCTAAACTTAAAGCACTTGAATTACTCGGTAAACATTTAGGTATGTGGTCTGATAAGTTTAATGTGACTGTAGAGAAGTCAGAAAAACTTGACGATATTATCAGTCAGCTAGGTGGTGAGGGACTTGAAGAGTAGTTCTTTCCCACTTTCGCAAAAGTACATTGATTTTATCAATACAGTTGACGGAGTAGATGCAGATTTCCTTGAGGGGACAACGGCATCAGGCAAAACAACAGTCGGTGCAGGTGTTAAGTTCATGCGGATGGTGAGTAAGAGCAAAAAGAAATTACACATCATTGCAAGTAGAACAACAGGTACAGCGGAAAAGAATATCATCCAACAGGATAACGGTATTTTAGACATACATCCGACCGCTACCTACTGTGGTAACGGTGATAAAAGTTATAAGATACCTCATATCAAGTTTGAAGATAAGATAATTTTTGTATTGCCGTATTCCAACAAAGACCAGTGGGAAAATGCGCTAGGTGGTCAGTATGGTTGTGTGTATATTGACGAGATAAACACGGCAGACATTGATTTTGTTCGTGAGGTATCAACCAGAAATGATTACCTCATGGCAACACTGAATCCTGACGACCCGAACTTACCCGTCTATAAGGAATTTGTGAACCGCTCCAGACCGTATAAAAAATATAAAAAAGATGTACCAGCTGAGATTATGTCTGAGTTGACAGAGACACCAGTACCGAAATGGCGGTACTGGTTTTTTACGTTTGAAGATAATCTCAGCCTAACAAAAGAAGATATTGCTAAAAAAATCAGGTCAGCACCACCTGGCACGAAGCTGTATAAAAATAAGATTCAGGGCTTACGGGGTAAGGCTACTGGCTTGATTTTTCCTAATTTTGATGTGCGTAAGCACGTTATTAAAAAAGACGAATTAAAGAAACAGATAAAAGCCGGAAAGGTAAAGTTCAAAATGTTTACCGCCGGACTTGATACAGCTTACTCTTCTAAATCTCCTGACACAATCGCAATGATTTTTCAAGGAATTACGGAAGATAGGAAGTTAATCACATTATCTGAAAAAGTATATAACAATGCAACACTGGATATACCGCTTGCACCTTCTGATACAGCGGTTAAATACATTGAATTTCTTGAATCATGCCGTAAAGAATGGGGATTTGCAAGAAATGTATATGTTGACTGTGCAGATCAGGCGACAATGACAGAGTTGCGAAAATGGAAACGACTACATAGTTGTTTATACACATTTATTGATAGTTACAAGAAAGTTGAAATATTAGACAGAATTAACTTACAGCTCGGCTGGATACAGCAAGGCTGTTATTTAGTAGTTGACACGTGTACTAATCATATTCACGAATTAGAGACATACTCGTGGGATGAAGAAAAGGACAAGCCGGAAGACGGTAACGACCACACAGTCAATGCTAATCAATACGCATGGATACCTTACCGGGATAGAATCGGTTTTGAAGAGGGGTGAATAAGGAAATGAGGTGGACACAGAAATTGAGTGAGACAATAAAACATAGTATCAGAAGTTGGTTGAATGTCATACCTGCAAGTCCTTATGCAATTCAAATCAATGAGACGATGGATTTTGAAATGGCTGCAATACGAAACAAAATCTGGTATTCAGCTGATGCAAATAAAATTGAACAGATGTGTCAACAGATGCCAGAGTATGCAGATAAGTACAAATTCTGGTCTTCTCGTTCTACACCCGGCATGGAAATGAGAAAAATTCATACGGGATTACCTGCACTGATTGTCAGGACGCTGAATAGTATTATCGTGTCAGGCATGGAAGACTTCGAATTTCCTAATACGAAACAGGAACAATTGTGGGAAGAAATTAAAAAAGATAACAAATTTCGTAAAAAGTTTGAGAAGTCACTAAAAGAGACGCTTGCTGTAGGTGACGGTGCTTATAAGATTTCTGTTGACACAGAGTTAAGTCAGTATCCCATCTTAGAGTGGTATTCGGGTGAACGTATTGAAATTATACTGAACCGTGGAAGACTTAAAGAAATTGTGTTTAAAAAAGCATATATGAGAGGGAGTCAACAGTATGTGCTTAATGAACATTATGGGTATGGCTATATAATCCCTCGGTTGTACAAGGGTGAGACAGAAGTCCCGTTGACTGCACTTGAAGAAACGGCAAATATGCAACCTGTCACATTTGACAATAGTGTAATTCTTGCTGTACCGCTTCAGATTTATGAGAGTAGTCAGTTTGAAGGTAGAGGTGGAAGTATCTTTGATGGTAAATTAGATTCTTTCGATGCATTTGACGAGTGCTGGTCTCAATGGATGGATGCTTTACGAGCAGGTAGGGCGAAAACGTACATACCTGACTGTTTACTTCCACGTGACCCAGAGTCAGGTGCAATAATCAGACCGAATCCGTTTGATAACCGCTACTTTGCAGCGGAAGGTGATTTAAGAGAGGGGCAGAAAAATGTAATCAATACAGACCAGCCTGAAATCCCTTACGACAGCTACACGGCAGCATATTGCACAGCATTAGATATTTGCCTACAAGGAATCATTTCCCCGTCTACGTTGGGGATTGATGTTAAGAAACTTGATAATGCAGATGCACAACGAGAAAAAGAAAAAACGACACTCTATACTCGTAATGCAATTATTGATGCATTACAGGAGACTTTGCCAGAACTTGTAAATGTGGCAATTAATGCATACCATATTCTACACAATGAATCATTAGAAGATGTTGAAGTAAATGTGAAATTTAAAGAATATGCTAATCCATCCTTTGAGTCTCAGGTTGAGACAGTCGTAAAAGCACGACAAGGTGGAATCATGAGTATCGAACAGTCAGTTGAAGAACTCTACGGTGATTCACTCGATGAACATTGTAAGAATGAAGAGATTGAACGCTTGAAACAGGAACAGGGACTTGCTGACTTAGAAGAACCGGGTGTGAATCTAAGTGCAGGTGATTTTAGTATGAACGTGGGTGATGAAAATGGTAGTACTGGTAGGGAAAAGAACATATCAGATGGACAAAAAGGAATATCAGGGTCTTCTGCAAGTAGCAAGTGAACAAGTACCTTGTGGGGTATATGCGATTGAAAAAGGAAATAAGGCAGAATTAAGATATGATAAAGCTTCAAGCGTAGGAAAAGTAAAAGAAATGACCCGAAACTGGAAGAGACAGGGTTATAAAGTCTATGCAAATAGAGGTGGTAGTTAATGGCTGATTATGATATTGCAGCGGCTTTTGATGCTATTGAAGAAGAGTTGATTTCTTCAATGATTCATAACATGAAGCGGCATCATGTTGAAGAAATCAACGAACAGAAACAATGGGAAATGTGGCAGGTTAAACAGCTTGAAGCCTTAGAAAAGTATAAAAAAGCAAATCAGAAAAAGTTTGGGAAAGAATTCTCAACTATTAACACACAGATAGAAGTTGCTATTCGTGAAGCAAATCAAAAAGGCTATATGGGTCAGGAAACTAAGATTCTTGAAATGATACAAAAAGGTTTCAAGGGTGGTAAAGCACCAACGGATGCCATGCAGGCATCTTTTTTTAAGGTTAACGACAGAAAATTAGATGCTCTGATTCAGGCTACCACATCTGACATGAAGAAAGCAGAAACAGCGGTCTTAAGAATGGCTAACGACCAGTATCGTAAGGTCATATTTAACGCTCAGGTGTACGCAAATACAGGGGCAGGTACTTATGAGAAGTCTGTAGATATGGCTACGAAGGACTTTCTTTCATCAGGGATAAATTGTGTTGTATATAAGAATGGAGCAAGACACACTATAGCAGATTACGCAGATATGGCACTCAGAACAGCATCTAAAAGGGCATATCTGCAAGGTGAAGGGACAAAACGTCAAGAGTGGGGGCTACATCTCGTCATTATGAACAAGCGTGGTTGTCCTTGCCCTAAATGTTTACCGTTTGTAGGGAAAATCATGATTGATGATGTGTGGAGCGGTGGAAATAAAAACGATGGTGATTATCCGTTAATGTCTACGGCAATAGCGGCTGGATTATATCATCCACGCTGTAAGGATTCACATACAACATATTTTCCCGGTATCACAACAGTTGATGCAAAATATAACAAAAAAGAAATTGCTAACTTGGAAGAACAGGCAAAGAGTGAAGCAAAACAGCAATACAGGGAACGTCAAAAGAAAAAGTTTCAAAGATTAGCTGATAATTCTTTAGATCAGGAGAATAAAGAAAAGTATTTGAGATTAGCTGAAAATGCTGATACAATAACTTTACAGGATAAAATATCAGATGCTAATACTCAGATTGATAATCTGAAAGAACAGTTTAGTGTTTCAACGGATGGTTATTCTTATGATGAATGGTTTAAAGACTATGAATCAATAGAGGACGGTTTTGGTGGTATAACGGCTGAAAATAGTGCTGAGGTTAAGAAACTGCAAGAAATCGACAGTAAGTTAAAGGACATCACACGCAAGAAATCAGATTTGTTATCACAAAAGCCGAAACGAAAACAATTAGAAACAGAATTCTCAGGAAAGATACTTGATGATAAGTTAGAGGAATATAATAAAAAAGCTTTAGAGCAGATAAAACAGGACACTGGATATTCGGAGAAAGACGCTGAAATTTTTCACGATGCATTAATGGAATATTTCGGTGGGGATTATGAATCAATTCTTGCGGGTGAGACAGAAACAGCAAAAATCATCAATGCAGGTCTTGACAGAATGCCAACTTACGATGGTTCCATTTACCGTGGGTTGTGTTTTTCTGAATATTCAGACGGTAATATAACACAATTCACTCATTTAAAAGTAGGGGATAGGATACCAACGAAAGGTACTTTATCAAGCTGGTCGAGCGATAAAGTTGTTGCAGAAGCGTTCGGAAGTGCATCCACGCAAGCAGCAGAGTCAAGTACAGTTATATTAGAGTGTGTTAACAATAAAACAGGTGTAGGGGTGCAGCATATCTCAAAATTTGGAAGTAGAGAAGCAGAGGTTTTATCTAATGCTGATTATGAAGTCATTGAAATGGTTAGTGAAAGTAAATATGATTACGTTTCAAAACATAAAGAATTATTATATTTTCCTGATGATTTGACTACTTTAGAGTCAGAGTTGAAACAACAAGTTGTATGTGTAATTAAAGTGAAAGAGGTGTAATTTTGTTAAAACATAATGAAAAAAATGATAGACTCGTTCGTGAGTATAGAGATTTGATGGGAAAAGCAAAAGAAGCCGCTAACACTGAGGATAAGAAACAATTTGAAAAGCTGGCATTAGAAAAACACAAAGAAATGCTCACGTGTGAATTTGAAGATAAAAACGCTGGACGCTTTAATCAATTTTAAATAGTGCAATTTTACCACTGATTTTTAATCAGTGGTATTTTTATACTTATTTTTAGGGGGGATAGAGGATATGAAAGCAAAAGTAATTGAAAAATTTAATGATAGTACTGTTGATTATAAGTTAAGAGAAGTGGGTGAGACTATTGAAGTAACTGAAAAACGCTGTATCAAACTAGAAGAATTAGGACTTGTGAGAAGAATCACAGAAAAGGAAAAAGAAAAGGAAACAGAGAGTAAGACCAAACACGATAAGTCATAAAAAGATGCGTGGACGGGGACACCGAAGAAAATGGAAATAGAGTGACACTCTTAAAACGGAAAGGGGTAACAAGAATGTATAAGAATATTAAAATGCCGATGAGATTACAGTTTTTTGCACAGCCGGGCGGTGTAGGCGGTGGTTCAGGAACTAATGAACCGGGTTCATCTAATCCAGAACCTAATAATCAGAACAGTCAGAGTGGTACACAGATTGATTACGATAAGATTCAGCAGATGCTTAATGGAACACTTGAAGCAAAAGAAAATACTGCATTAAAGGCATATTTCAGACAGCAAGGACTTTCTCAGGAAGAAGTTGAACAGGCTATCAACACATTTAAACAGCAGAAAGCGGCTAACACACCCGATGTAAATGCTATGCAGACTCAACTTACTCAGGCGCAGGATGCGGCACAGAAAGCACAGATTGAAAATGCTGCAATCATGCAGGCGGTACAGCTCGGCATTGATTCTAAAAAAATCCCATTTGTTTTAAAACTTGCAGATTTATCAGAAGTTGTTGATAAAGAAGGTAAGATTAATGATGAAACGCTTAAAGCACAGTTAAATAAAGTACTTGAAGCATTACCTGAGTTAAAACCTCAGGCAAATCAACAGACCGGTTTTCAGATTGGAGCATCTGGAAGTAATCAACAGCAGGGAAATCAGAACGACCAGCTTGCTTCAATTTTTGGAAATAAAAAATAAAGAAAAGAGGTATAAAGAATGTCAGTATTTGATTATGCACAGACGTTTGAACGTGAGTTAGCGCAGAAATACGCTAGAGAAATGGTTTCAAACGATTTAACACTTTCTAATCAGGGTATTAAATTTTTAAATGCACAGACAATTAAAATCCCGCGATTAACAGTATCCGGCTACAAAGACCATAATAGAAACATTATGGGATTCAATACCGGGACAGCAAGTAACGACTGGGAACCGAAGAAGCTTTCACATGACAGAGACATTGAGATTCCGATTGACCCAATGGATATTGACGAAACAAATCTTGTTGTTGAGATGGCAAATATTCAGAATGTATTTGAAGAAGAACAGGCAATTCCTGAAAAGGACTCATACCGATTCAGTAAGTTACTTACAGAAGCAACAACGTATAAGTCCGCAGGTTCAGTCGTTGATGAAACAGCACTTACAGCAAGTAATATTCTCGAGTGGTTTGATGAGCAGATGTCCATCATGGACGATAAATCTGTACCACAGGAAGGACGTATCCTTTACCTCACATCTGCAATGCAGAAGTTACTTAAAAATGCCGAAGGTATCACAAGAACAATCTCAGTTGGTGCAGCTGGTGTTATTGACAGACGTGTTCATGGTCTTGATGATGTAACATTAAAATCTGTACCGTCTGCTCGTCTTAAGACAAAGTATGATTTTACAACAGGGTGTGTTCCGGCAGTAGATGCAAAACAGATTAACATGATTTTAGTACATCCGTCTTGTGTTATTAGCCGTGATAAATACGCTTATATGAAGTTATTTACACCGGGTTCAGATTCAAGAACAGCGGATAAGTATGTATATCAGAACAGATATTATACTGATACGTTCTTGATTGAAAGGAAAGCTTGTGGTATCGCAATCAATAAGGAGAGTGCGTAAATGTTAGCAGAGAAAGGGAATAAGGTTTATACAATCACAGAAGCGCAGGTTTCTGATTATCAGAGTCAGGGTTTCGACATCTATAATGACGATGGGACTGTTATTGCATACGGTAAAGGTAAAACAGTCTCATATGAGGATTATATGAATTTAAAAACAGAAAAAGAAGCTTTACAGAAAGAGGTTTTATGTTTACAGAAACAGTTATCTGAGTATGAGACATCTGAACCTGTAGAGACAAAAGTGGAGAAAACATCCAACAGGGGTAAGAAAGCAGGTGCATAAATGTCATATAGGAGTTATGCGTCAGAAGCATATTACACAGACCGGTATGAGGGAAGTGTAATTGCAGAAGATGATATAAGAAAGGCTTTATTACAGGCATCACGACACATTGATTCCCTGACTTATAACAGAATTGTAAGTCAGGGTTTTTCTAACCTTACAGAATTTCAGCAGGACATCATCAAAGAGGTGGTTTGTAAGCAGGCTGAGTTTGAATACGAAAATGCAGACATGATTGAGAGTGTTCTGTCAGGATACAGCATCAACGGTGTTTCTGTACAGTTTGGTGAATCATGGAATGTAGTTACAAGTAAAGGGGTTGCAATGAGAAAAGATGTATATTCTTTGTTGTGTCAGACAGGTCTATGTTGTTCTCTTGCAAAAGTAGCACCATGGTAAAATATCCTTGTTTAGTACCTAAATCGTTATGCCGGACAGATATAGTTTTAAAGATTAAGCAGGAAGGGTTGACCAAATACGGTGAACCTCTTCCTGCTTTTGAATATGTAGGAAAGTGCAATTATCAGGATAAAGCGAAAACTATACTTACAGAACAGAAAAAAGCGATTGAAATAACTGGTTGTGCTATGTTTCCGGGTGATATTTGCCCGGACATACCTGTTATTTCAGAGGGTACAGCTACCATTTTTGGTGTTGAACGACACATACAACAGGGTGTGAAGGCTCGTAACCCCGATGGGACAGTTAACTATACAGAGGTGTTGTTAGTATGATGAATGTTCGTTCGACTATTAAATTGAATCTTGCGAAAATAAAAGGATTAACAGCGGCACAAACTACAGCTTTAGAGCAGACCGCCGAAGCACTTCACACAGAAGTTGTTCAATCGGAGATCATGCCACGTGATACAGGTAATTTACAAAATGAAAGTACATTTGTAGATTACAGTCATGCTAAAAGAGGTAAAGTCAGTATTGTTTCAAGTACACCTTATGCAAGACGGTTGTACTTTCATCCTGAGTATCATTTTCAGACCTTTGAAAATGCTTTTGCAAGCGGTAAGTGGTACGAGCCTTGGATTGATGGTGTATCGGCTGATTTTTGTCGTGATGCTTTTAAAAAGATTTATAAGAGGTTAACAAAAGTATGATGCTTGCAGATATTAGAGATTATATAGAATCTTTGAATCTGGCAGATTTCGTCTATATGGGAAAATTGCCGGATAAAAAAGAAAAATCAATAGGTGTTTATAACAGTAAGCACCAATATGATTATAACGTCCCGATTGGTGGTACTCAATTAGCTTCATATGAACTCAAATACGTTACTTTATTGCTACATTGGAATGAATCACCACGGGACACAGAAAACGCAGGAAAACGCTTATTTGAAGCGATAGCATCTATAAGGGATGTAACTGTAAATGATAAGATAATTAAGTTTGTACAGCCGCTCTATCAATTGCAAAACATAGAAACTGATGATTTCGGAGTCTATGAAATGGTTATAGAAGCGGCTTTTGTATGCGGAAAGGAGTAAAAAATGGCAGGAAAAACAGGAGTATATCCTTGTTATGAGAACCAGTTTCAGATTAATACAGCCACAGGTTCAACGTCAGCGACAATGAAAACTATTGCAGACTGTGAGACCTTTTCTGTATCATTTGATAACGGTGTAGAAGAGTGGCATCCATTTGATACCGAAGGCTGGGTTCGCAGGTTAATGACTGCAAAATCAGTAACTATTTCGGTTACGGCAAAGCGTAATGTAGGTGACGCTGGAAACGATGCTGTAGCGGCTCTTACGTGGAAAAACGGAAGAGATTGTGAAAAGGATTTTCAGTGGACATTCCCAGACGGTACGATTGTTAAACTTGCAAATGCAGTTATCAATGTTAAGAACCTCGGTGCGGGTGAATCTACAGCAGTAGCACCTCTTGAATTTGACATTATGTCAAATGGTAAACCAGATGTTACAATCGGAGCATAGGAGTAAAAGATATGGCAAAAATTATTGATATTACAGATAAATTAGAGATGGGTGGAAACCCATCTTTACTTATTTCAGGAAAAAAATTAGAAGTTAACGGGGACGCTGCTACAATGTTCCTTTTAATTGGTAAATGTAATGATATGGAAAATATGTCGGTGAATGATATGCTTGAAATCTATAATATCATTTTTCCAGAAGAATCGAGAAAAGTTATCAGTGATATGAAATTACAGTTTGCAGATTTAGAAACTGTAATTCAGGAAGCAATAGGATTAATTACCGGGGGTGACGAAGAAGAACCGGGGGAACAGTAGACCCGTATTATGATTTGATAGACGATTATGATTTAATCGTATCTTCGTTTCAATCTCAATACGGGATTAGATTATCAAAAGAAATTCATGAGATGCCTTGGCAGGAGTTCAGGCAGTTAATGACAGGTATTTCACCCGATACAGCATTAGGGCGAATCGTTTCTATTCGTGCAGAAGACAATGAGGATGTTTTAAAAAACTTCACGAAAGAACAGCACAGAATTAGAAACGAGTGGTTATCATGTGTAGCGAAAGAAAAGACAAATGAACAGACTGAACAGTTCATTGAATCAATGAGACAAGCGTTCATTGAAATGGCAGGTGGGAGGGATAAATGTAAGAAAATTAATGAATAAGAAGAAAATAAAATGTCCTTTTTGTGGACATGAACAGAAAATACAGTACACATCAGACGCACAATGTCACGGTGTATTTATTAAGTGTCAAGCACGACACTGTAAGAAAGTATTTGAAATTATCTTAGGCAAGTAGTGCCGTGTGCCGATGCCTTTTTAAAGGCAGGTGGTAAATATGGCAGCTACAAGTGTAGGAGAAATCGGGCTTGATTTAGTTGTTAATCAGAATCAATTTGAAAAGCAGATGGTAGGTATCAAAGGTACTGCAAAAAAGGCAGGTATGGCACTTGCCGCTGCTTTTTCTGTTAAGAAAATTGTAGATTTCTCAAAACAGTGCCTTGAATTAGGCTCTGATTTGGCAGAAGTACAGAACGTAGTAGATGTTACATTTCCGTCAATGACCTCACAGGTTGATAAGTTTGCTCAAAATGCTGTAAAAAATTTCGGTTTGTCTGAGACAATGGCGAAACGGTTTACAGGAACATATGGAGCAATGGCGAAAGCTTTCGGATTTTCTGAACAGCAGGCTTATGACATGGGAACCGCACTTACGGGTTTGGCTGGTGATGTGGCGTCTTTCTACAATCTATCACAAGATGAAGCTTATACAAAATTAAAGTCTGTATTTACAGGTGAAACAGAGTCGTTGAAAGATTTAGGTGTTGTTATGACACAGACAGCACTTGACTCTTATGCACTTGCGAATGGATTCGGTAAAACGACATCTCAGATGTCAGAAGCCGAAAAAGTAGCATTGCGATTTCAGTTTGTATCAGAACAGCTGTCAGCCGCACAGGGGGATTTTTCGAGAACGTCAGATTCGTGGGCGAATCAGGTCAGAATCTTAAAATTACAGTTCGATTCTTTTAAGGCTTCAATCGGTCAAGGGTTAATTAATGTCTTCACCCCAGTTATTAAAGTTGTAAATCTTTTAATTGGCAAGCTTGTAACTCTGGCAAATGCTTTTAAGTCATTCACTGAATTACTTACAGGGAATAAATCATCAGGCGCAAGTCAAATATCCAGTATGGGTGATGCTGCCACAAGTGCCGGAAACGGTATGGATGATGCTGCACAATCCGCTGATAATATGACAGATTCTACGAACAAAGCAGGTAACGCTGCTAAGAAAACAGCGAAAGCAATGCGTAGTTTGATGGGATTTGACAAAATTAACAAGCTGGATTCAAAGACAGACAGTAGTTCATCTACTACTGGAAGTGGTACGCCGTCAACGGATTTTGGAAGTTTAGCGCAAGGTGACACTGTAATTGATAAAGCAGATAAAAAAATGCAAGGGTTAATCAACCGTTGTAAAGAACTTGAAAGTTTATTTAAAAAAGGATTTCAGATTGGATTCGGAGATTCAAATAAAAAAATTGATTCAATAAATGCTAGTATTAAAAACATTGGCAAAAATCTGAAAGAAATCTTTACAGACCCGGCGGTCGTTAGTGCGGCAAATAAATGTGCAGATTCTATTGCACTTGCGTTTGGAAAAATCACAGGTTCTTTTGCTAGAATTGGTCTTACTATCGCTGATAATCTTATTGGTGGTGTAGATAAATATCTCGAAAAAAGTAAAGATTACATTAAAAAGAATCTCATATCTATTTTCGATGTAACAGGAGAAATTGCAGATTTATCTGGTGATTTCATGGTTGCCGTTGCAGATATTTTTGACGTTCTTTCAAGTGATGATGCAAAGGGAATAACAGCTGATATTATCGGTATTTTTGCAGATGGTTATCTCGGAGCAATAACAGTTGGTCTGAAATTTGTAAGAGACCTTGCAAAAATTATTGTCGTACCCGTTACGCAGAATGTAGATAAGATAAAAACAGCATTTGAAAATATCTTAGCACCAATCCGAATTGTGTTAGATACGATTCACCAATCTGTGAAAGATACTTTCACAAAAATAAATGCTGTATATGACGAGCATATAGCCCCGTTTTTTGATTCTATTTCTCAGGGTATATCTGATATTGTCGGAACATTACTCGACGGATTTAATACTTATATAGCCCCTGTTTTGCAAAGCCTGGCAACAGATTTTGACGGAACATGGAAAGATTCTGTACAACCTATGTTAGACGGAATTCTTGATTTGCTTGGAAGTGTATTCGATTTATTAAAGGTATTGTGGGAGAATCTCCTACAACCATTCATAAATTGGATTGCAAAAAACATCATGCCGCTATTAGCTCCAATTATCAAAGAATTAGGTAGTGATTTTCTTGATTTACTATCTACAGTGTCAAATGTGATACGAGGCATCACTAAAGTACTGCAAGGTTTAATAGATTTTGTGACAGGTGTGTTGTCTGGCAATTGGGAAAAAGCACTCGGTGGTCTCGGAGAAATTGCAGAGGGATTTCAGATAAGTTTAGGTGCAACATGGGATTTCATCAAAAAGGATATTTTCGGTAAAGCAATATCACATCTTAAGAATTCCGTAGTACCCGGATGGTCTGGTTCTTTCGAATTGTTAAAATCTACAACAGGTGAACTTAAAACTAAGGTAAAAAATGTATTCAGTGCTAGTGAAACATATTTTAATGACATTATCACCTTTATGAATAACAAGTTTCTAAATAAATGGAAAAAATCTTGGAAGGACGTAAAGGATACTTTTTCGGATGTGTTCAGTGGTTTGGGTTCACTGGCTAAAAAACCGATAAATGCAATAATTTCAGCATTTAATGTTGTCATAAAAGCAATCAATTCTATGATTAGTCGAATTAACAGTATTCGATTTTCGATTGATGTGCCTGATTGGATACCGGGGGTCGGCGGTAGTTCATGGGGGTTCAATGGGTTCAATATAGCAAGTGTATCTAATATTCCTATGTTGGCAAACGGTGCATATGTTAAAAAGAATACACCGCAATTGGCTATGATTGGTGATAATCGCCATCAAGGTGAACTTGTTGCTCCTGAGAATAAATTACGTGAAATGGCAGAAGAAGCAGTTAGAAATGCATCGCAAAACGCTATCACACGTGAAGATTTTGAAAGAATCATCAATAACGCAGTTATGCGTATTATTGCTGCATTAAGTAATATGGGATTTTATCTTGATTCTGTTCAGATCACTAAAGCGATACAGGCGGCTCAGTCAGCTATTGATATTAGATATAATTCAGTAGAGGTAAAATAAAAATGGCGAAAAAGATATTATGGTCTGGAAGCACAACACTTCCAGCTCCAACCGCCTTGACAGTAAATAATGAGATAATCTGGTCTTCTGATACAGGACGAACCTTATCAGGTAAGATGGTCGGTGATGTTGTCGCAGAAAAAAAGAATTTAAGTATCAAGTGGGAATACTTAACAGAGTCAGAAATGAAATTAATTAAAAATACTTTAGTGACAGGATTTTTCTCGTTTTCTTTTCGTGACGATGGTGTAAATATCACAATAGACTCTTACAGAGGTACGTTAAGTAAAGAACATTTAGGAGAATTGTCAGACGGTATATATTATTATAAATCAGTATCGGTAGATATTATTCAGAGGTAGTAACATGATAAAAACAACAACGGCATATAAAGAAGCAATAAAAAAGAATAGAATATTTCATCATAAGGTCAATATCAAATTTGCAGATCAGACAAATATGACTGTAGATGATATTGACCTGTTTACTTTTCAGTTGTCAGATGCTACATCTAATACGAATAGTTTCGACATCGGTTCAGCAATAGCACAACAGTTATCATTAAAACTGAATAATGTTGACGGTAAGTTTGATAATCATGATTTTAGCGATGCTGTAATTACCGCTAAAATAGGATTAGAATTATCAGACAACTCAATAGAATGGTTAAATAAAGGTATATTCACGGCTGAACCCGGTACGGTGTCAGGTGATACGATTTCGGTAAATACATTTGACAACATGGTAAAGTTTGATACTGATTATTCTCAGAGTAAACTTGTGTATCCGGCAACATTAGGGGCTATAGTCCGGGATGCGTGTTCATGCTGTGGTGTGACACTTGCACCAGATACGGCAACTTTCGATAAAGATGGTTATGTCGTTCAAAATAGACCGAACGACTCTGCATTAACATTTCGTCAAGTTCTGCAATTCGTAGGTCAGATTTCATGTACATTCTTTAAGATAAATACAGAAGGTAAGTTATCGGCTAAATGGTATGACACAGACACCCTTGAAAGTATTGATATGAATAATGTCAATACTGAAAAAGTTATACTCATTGACGAACTGCATACAGGTTCTACATTACAGACGGATGATGTAGTTATCACAGGTATTAAAGTCGTAGAGGAAAATGGAGATGAGGAAAATTCCAATTCAGAGGTAACGTATAAAAGTGGTACAGACGGTTATGTATTAGAAGTATCAGGTAACAAATTAATTCAAGATGGAAAAGGTGCAGAAGTAGTTAATTATCTCGGTGAACACCTGAATGGATTGCAATTTAGACCTGTGAGTATAAATGCATCTACAGACCCGTGTCGAGAGTCGGGTGATCTTGCCGTTATTGTTGACAGTAAAGGTAATAAATATAAAACAATATTTACAAATGTGAATTATGTAGCGCATACAGCACAAGCGTTAATATGCGGTGCAGAAGTTCCAACTAGGTTATCTAGTACACGTTATAGTCAAGCAACGCAGGTATATAAAGAGATTCGCGCAAACATCAGAAAATATAGAACTGAGTGGAGTGCAGCGTTTAAAGAATTACAAACAGCAATGGATTCTAAAAATGGTCTGTTCCCCGTCAGTGAAACACAAGAAGATGGTAGCACGATTTTATATTTTTGTGATAAACCTGCATTGAAAGATTCATCAACAGTTATTAAACTTAGTGTAGCCGGATGGGGGATGTCAACCGATGGCGGTAAAACGTGGAACGTGGGAACATTAGTTGATGGTACTACAATAACTAAGATATTAAATGCTGTGGGAATCAATGCAAACTGGATTAACACAGGAGCATTAACAGTTAAAGATGACGATGGGAATATAGTATTCCAAGTCGATGTTGACAGCAAAACAGCAACAATATCAGGAAATCTTTATCTTGGCGGTGATAATAATAAAAGAGGAATTTTAAATATTCTTGATGAAAGTGGGACAATAAAAACCGTTATTGATAAAGATGGTATCAGGCACTTTGACTCAAGCAGTAAGATAAAACCTTACCATTATCGTGCAGAGCATTGTACATTAAAATTATCACAAAGCGATTTTTCAGGCGGCGGTCAGCAATTGTGTATCGCTACGACAGAATTTTTATTTACAGAAACCACGTTATCAGAAGAATTCTGGATGTATTTTCAGAATTACGGTGCGGATGCAATAAAAATAACGGCAAGTTTTAAACAAATAGCATCTCCGGGTGACCCTAGTTCGAATGGGATTTACGCACTCGGTACCTTCGGTATAAGAGATGTGAGTCTTTACTTTGACGATACAAAAACCCCTTGCTTAAAAGTTATCGTAGAATGTTCATACATTAATTACGGTTTTAATAATATGTCTCCACGATATATAAAACCTAAAGGTGTTTATTTGAATATAGATATTGTGTATTGAGAGGTGATATAATTGCTTGTTGCAAATTTTACACGAAAAGATGAAGAGATTGAATTAGAGGGGTTATGGCAATATGACTATGGACAGAAATTACAGATTAACGGCTTAAACCTTCCGGCGATATTCGAAGTACATTTTTTCTGGCAGGGGTTAGAAAATGCGAAGATTATGACGGGACATACTGAAAATGGAGTATCAAGTGTAGATATTCCGAACGAAGCACTTATACAGAGACGTACCATTACAGCATACATTTATTTGTCCAGTGTAGAAGAAGGTGAGACAACAAACACTATACAGATGCTTGTAAATAAACGTCCTGCACCACAAGGATTTGAAACTCCTGAGGATGTTGACCTGTTTCATTATACAATCGCTACCGTGGCTGAATATTTAAAGCAGACAGAAAATGCTAGAGATGTATCAATAGATAAGTCTATAGAGTCAGAATCATGGGCGCATGGACATAATGCTTACCCTGAAAGAAATACAGATAACGCAAAGTATTATTCAGAACAAGCAAAACAGGTTGCTACTAAAAACGGTTTTTGTTATCTCGAAATAGGTGAGGATGGTTGTTTATACCTGACTCGTACAGAAAATATTATTGATAGTGTAAACTTTACACTGAATGACGATGGAATGTTAGAGGTAGAAATGTCATGAGTATAAAAACAAATTTAGGTACAGTTACCGCTTATGCTGATGCAAAAGCACACGGGTACACAGGGACAAAAGAAGAATTCGGGGAAGTTTTGGCAAATTTTGCTGAATCGGCTACACAGGTGGCAGATGATAAAAAAACTGTAGAAGCAATTAAAACTGAAATCACCAAAATGCAGTCAGATGTTACACAGAAACATAAAGAAGTGGGAGAAAATGCAAATAGAGCCGCAAATGCGGCAAGTTCCGCAAGTTCCGCAGCGAGTAGTGCATCATCATCACAGCAAGCTGCAAAACAGTCAGAACAGAATATCAATAATATTGTAAGTACTTTTGACAGTCATGTTGAAAGTAAAACAACAGAGATTGACACCGCCGCTAATGCGGCGAAACAGAAAGCTGTTTCCGCAGTAGAAGCGCAGGCAAACGCATCAGTACAAAAGGTTAAAAACAGTACATCATCATATATTACCGACCAAAAGGTAACAGCTGAAAAAGAGATTAATAATTATACATCTAGCAAGATTACAGAGATTGACACCGCCGCTAATGCAGCGAAGAAATCACTTAATGAAACTATTACTAACGCTAATACGGCAAAGTCAGCGTTAGATGCAAGTGTCAAAACTTCCGACACATCTAAAACTGATTTAGATAAAAGTATTCAGTCTAGTTCAGTGAAAAAGACTGAACTTGATGAAAGTATCACAAAAGCAAATCAGACTAAGACGGATTTAGATAATAGTACAAGCACGAGTAATAATGTTTTACAGTCATTACAGAGTGAAAATAGTTCAGCCGCATCAAACATCGAAGAACTGAAAAGTGAGAACTTTAACAGTCAGGAAATCTTATCAGGTGTTGCTGATCTAAGAGCATACTTAGGACTTACAGCAGATGATATTGTAGGTTTGCAAGTAGATTATAAAAATAAAACATTTAAGAGATTAGCAGGTGCGGCAAATCTGACACCAGGAAGTGACTTCGACAAATTCAGTATGTACGGTGGTAGACGTAAATGTAATGTTGCGGACGATGGAACTATCAACGCATGGTACGGTGATGATAATTATACAGAAGATGGTTCAAACGGGCAGGTTATGGTATATCAACCAAAATTCTATTATTTAGTTTGCCCGGTAGAATATGATCCGATTGATACAGGCATTGGTTATCATCTGAGAAAGGCAAACTATTATGTATGTGAAAAACCACGTGCAGGTTTTAGACTGCATCCGGCTTTTTATGATGCGTCAGGAAAAGAGATTGATTATTATCTGACAGCTACATACGAAGGTAGTCTTTATGATACGAGTGCAGCGGCTTATCTTTTACAAGACGAACAGCTTATGTCTTCCGCAGAAGATAAATTTTCAAGTATCGCAGGCGCAAGACCTGCATCTGGTTCTTCACAGAATCTTACAAGAACCGAAATTGAAAAATTGGCACAAAATAGAGGTACTAACTGGCATGGCGATTTAATCAAACCTGTGTCGGCTGAACAGTTATTAATGATTATTGAACTTGGAATCATGAACACACAAACTGGTGTCGGTCAAGGTGTTGTAAGTATACCTTGGACAACAGGAGATGATACTGCAAGTTCATATGCAGCCGCTACAGGTTCAACCGCTTCATGCGGCAATGGAACAGGTAGAGCGGAAAAAACAACTATATATGAGGGTGGTTCTGCTAAAGAATACACCGTTGATGGTAAAACATCAATCTGTTGGAGAGGTAAAGAAAACTTCTGGGGAAATATCTGGAAATTTGTATACGGCATCAGTATCTGGGGTAATGGAAAAATGAACGGTGGACAGCCTTACATTTGTTCTGATTTCAATTTTGCTGAGAATAAAAACAGCGGAAATTATGAACCCGCTGGATTCACTGTAGCACCTAAAGAGGGGTACATCTCAGCAATGGGATATTCTACAAATTTCGACTGGCTGTTTATTGCATCGGAAACATTGGGTAATAGTTCGTTACCTGTCGGTGATTATACATATCTCACACAGAATTTGAATGGTTACCGTATCGCTCTATTGGGCGGTAGTTGGGATGGTGGCGGTAGTGCGGGTGCTTTCTATTGGACTCTGCGTAGCGGTGTCGGTTATCGTGCTCGGTATATCGGGGGTCGCTTGGTATATATTCCTGACCGTGATTCAGATGCTTATACTACTGCAATCGCCTCATGGAAATCTCAGATAACAGCATGATTTTATTGTAACTTTTAAACTAATTAGGTTGAAAGAATTTCTGATAATTCATTGTTACCTGCAATGAAAGAAAAAAACAATCACTCAATTGGGCAGTAATTGGAATAATGGCAGTAATGCAGGTACTTTCTATTGGAATCTGAATAACAGTGTCAGTAATCGTAATCGGAATATCAGGGGTCACTTAATATTTGCAAAAAAAACACAGCCGGATGTCATGTCCGGCTATTTTCATGTATATGTTCTTTCAACCTTGCCGCTCGACAAAACAGAAAAATAAGCGGTGCATGACAACCCCAAAAGAGAATACCGCTTTACTTATAAAAAATAAGGAAATGTCAACCGTATCGACCGGGTGAATTGCCGACTGGGATTCGGACTTGCAAATACCAAAAAAAAACAAAAAATAAATGTAAAATGAAACGATATAGTCACTTATATGAAAAAATTTATGATATTGAAAATTTGAGATTAGCGCACAAACACGCAAAGAACGGAAAAGGCTGGTACAGAGAAGTTCAAGAAATTGATAAAGACCCTGATAAGTATTTGAAAGAGATTCAGGAAATGCTTATTAAGCATACTTACAAAACGTCTGAATATGAAGTGTTTCATAAGCAAGATGGGAAAAAGGTAAGAAAGATTTACAAGTTGCCGTACTTTCCTGACCGTATTTGTCAGTGGGCGATATTACAAGTAATAGAACCATGTATCATAAACAATTTAACGGCTGATACTTATTCAGCCATACCGGGCAGAGGAATACACAAAGCATTACATAAAATGCAGGATGCAATGTGGAACCGTCCAGAGGATTGTAAGTATTGTTTAAAGCTAGATGCAAGACATTATTATCAATCTATTAATCATGATGTATTAAGAGAAAAATATGCAAAAATATTCAACGACAGTGAACTATTATGGTTATTGAATGAAATTATTGACAGCGTAGAAACAGCTGAAATAGAAGACCTGACAGCAATCTACTTACTAGAAGAAGATATTGACCGGGAAACAGGTATACCAATAGGTAATTATTTGTCACAGTACTCAGGTAATTACTATTTTTCAAGTTTCGACCATTGGTTAAAAGAACAGAAACACGTAAAAGACAATTATCGTTACATGGACGACATAACTATCTTCGGGAAAACAAAAGAAGAACTTTTTAAATTAAAAGAAGATATTGACATTTATTTCAGTGAGGAATTGAAACTTACAATCAAAGCAAACTGGCAGGTATTTCCGACATTTATTAGAGGTGTTGATTTCTTAGGATATAGGACTTTTTATAAATATACGTTAGTTCGAAAGAGTACCTGCATGACAATGAAAGAGAAACTTACTGCAATCAGGCTGAAAGTAGAATCAGGCAATACGATGAACTATTCAGAGTGGTGTTCAATCAATTCATATAAAGGAATGTTGAAATCTGCGAATAGTTTTCGTCTGTATCAAAAGTATATTGTACCGCTTTTACCTTATGCAGATGATTATTATACACGTAACATAAAACCGTACACTAAGAAAGGACAGAAAGTAGCATGATTGATTATGGGAAACAGAGAAGCACAGTCAAGCCGGATGGGTTAGAGATTACAGAAACAAAAGTCTTTGTTTATTCAGATATTGAAGAGATGGACGAATCAGGAAATGATGAACAGCCGGGGTTTGCCGGATATGAATTTAATCTGACAGAATACAACAAAGATGAATACATTAAAATTCAGGCAGAAAAGAATACTGATCTTGAAAATGAGATTACACAGGCACAACTAGCTATGTGTGAAATCTATGAAATGATGGGATAAGAAAGAAGGTGTGAAGTATGGCAAAGATTTACGCATCACTGATTATTAAAGGTGTCAAGACACTAGATGATGTACCGGACAAACTGAAAGAAGCTGTTAAAGTTATTTTAGAGGGTGATGACTGATGTTATATCAGTTTATCATAAATATATTATTCAGAAAGGATGTGAAGACTATGGCAATTATCTATGCAACACTTATCATTAAGGGTAAGAAAACTTTTGCCGATGTACCGGACAAAATTAAAGAAAAAGTAAGAGAAGTGCTTACAGACCTTGATTGTCCAGAATTAGCAGAAACAACAATCAGATAGGGAAATTATCACAGATATAAAAACAACCGTCATATGAGCATTATATGAGCTTACAGGCGGTTGTTTTTATGTACAGAAAGAAGATGAAAAATGAAAGTAGTAGGGAATAAAAATAAGAAAAGTAAAAAAAAGTTTCCACTTAGAATCATTCTTGATTCAGGTAGAAAAATACCTGTACCATCGCAGCATGACTTTAAAGACAGTTTTATTCGGAACCATGGTTGTAGTTTAGTAGCGTTCTACATGGCTCTGAGATTCAGAGGAAAAAAGAAGAATGTGCATCAGTGTTTAGACTATGCAAGAAAACATCTGAAATGTAGTGCAAAGTATTCGCTGAAAGAACTTTGCAAGGGAATTAATCAGATCTGCTCTAAAGGGTCAGCGGTGTATAAAACATCACTAACAAATAAACAGTTAATGTCACATCTGAAAAAAGGGCAGATGGTCTTATTTGAAGAAAGAAACCCAATTCACACAGTTGTATTATTGTATGATGCAAATAAAAAGCAAGTATTACGTTTTTCTGATGGAAAGAAAAATGTAACAACCGCTGCAAAAGAAAATGCAAAGCGTTGTACAAGCAATAACTATAAAGGAATTGTCATTGTTAAATAGGAGAAAAGAAGATGAGTGAAATTATGTTACCTTTGATTACGTGTATTTTTATCGCATTTGATTCAGTGAGCGGAAATATTGCCGCTGCGGCTAATCATATTTGGAAATCATCAATAATGAGAACAGGGTTGTATCACAAATTCGGTTCTATCTTATTAGTAGTTCTTGCGTATTTAATTGATTATGCGCAGAAATTTGCGGATTTAGGATTTCAGATTCCAGTTGCTACGGGGGTGTGTACATATATTATTTTGATGGAATTAGGTAGTATCATTGAAAATATTGGAAAAATTAACCCGGATTTATTACCTGATAAAGTTCGTAAAATCATTGGATTAGGAGAAAAAGAACATGAAGAAGATTAGTAAAAATTGCTTAGATTTAGTAAAAAAATTTGAAGGATGCCCCTTAACCGCAGATCGTGATGAGGTAGGAGTTTGGACTATTGGGTATGGAATTACAAATGCTGATAGAAGCATCACAGGAAAATCAATCCATAAAGGTATGAAAATATCTAAAGCTACAGCAGAAAAATGGCTAGAAGAATCTCTTAATAAAAAATATCTTCCACTCGTTTTAAAATATGACAAGCAGTACAATTGGAATCAGAACGAGCTAGATGCTCTTGTATCGTTTTGCTACAATATTGGCTCTATCAAACAGCTCACAGCAAACGGTACTCGTTCCAGAGCTACGATTGCGAGCAAGATGCTACAATATAACAAAGCAAGAGGTAGAGTCTACAATGGACTCACCAGAAGGAGAAAAGCAGAGAGAGCATTATTTCTCACAAAAACAGCACCGAAAAAGAAACCGATAAAAAAGAAAAAGTCAAATAAAACGATTGCAAAAGAAGTTTTAGCAGGAAAATGGGGAAACAATTCTGAGCGAAAAAAGAAGTTGATTGCGGCAGGTTATGACTATGAAGCTATTAGAAAAATCGTAAACAAATTAGCAAAATAA